TCAATTACTCCATAAGCAACACATGGAGTACCAGTAGAGGTACTTCTTGTTACTTTAATCTTAGGCACAATCTGGTAAGAATTGGTTCTCCAGGTATCTGCATCGCCGTCAGTCGCATTTATTTTAAGTTTGACTCGTAGGTCGTCCGGTGTCTCACTACTCAATATTTCATATGCAGTTTTAACATTACCCGCAGTTCGTATTAAATACATTTCTTTGTATGAATCTCTAGCTTCATATAAATCGAAAGAAGGCTTTTGATATGCTGATAATTCAATCTCTGTTACAGTACTAGATCCGTCTACCAGTTCTGCTGATCCAAATATCATATTACTTGCACTGTCGATATGATCACCGGGACCAAATACATACTGTGAAAACAAATTAGTCTCTGTACTCTCAATGATGATCTGAGATATATTTTCCTTTGCAGCCGAGATAACTTTTTGATCTCCGTTTGCTGGATAAGGTAGAGGTAAACTATCACTAGTGCCAAATACTATATTGTCTGCTGATCTAACTGTGAATAGATATTTCCAAATATACTTGTCTGCTTGAATGATCTGCTCATAAGTATTTTCGTCAATGCCACTGAATGAGGGAGATACTAAAGAAGGACTACCATAATTGTTTTCAATACATTTAAATACATCATAGTCTCCTTCTAGATTCGAGACAGTAATGACACCATTAAGAGTTGCCATATCTTGAGTGTCATCGAAATCGTCATAGACTGTGTTCAGTGTCCAATCATTTTTATAGAACATATATCGAATACTATCTTCAGCTACTTTGTTTCCAAATATAACTCTTCTTTGAAACTCTCGCTTTTCGAATTGAGTGTTTGCAATTGAATTAGGCTTATCGACACTAGAGCCCATAATGTAGTATGCAGATTCAGGCATATTAGTTTCGAGTTGAGCCTCAACAATATCTTGAATAGCTTCTCTCTGAGGTGCATCCAAAGTTACGCCACTCGTATCAGTAACATATGTCTCCAAACCTGCCAAGAAGTTTGCCGCAATAGTTGGATTTACACTAGCAAAAGTTGAGAACGTTTCTTTCGTTGTCTCTACTTTAAAATTTTCTGTAATGATCTTTGCCATTATATTACCTTAAGTTCCTATCGATGATGTTACAACGTTACTCGCTGCCAAGTCTAGTCCAACAATCTCTGTTATTAAATTCTCCGATGAGCCACCTTCTGTCATCATATCTTCTTCTGATCCTTCTGTTACGTAGTCTTCGCTAGTTAGATCCCATATTTGAAATTCAACATCAAGCGTACTATTTAAATTACTGTTACTATTTATGAGAGGGGAACTGAAGACTTTCGTGCCAGCTACTCCAACAGTATCTTTAATTAACTGAGTATATTTTTCAGGATCAATTACTGTAGATATATCGTAAGAATATTCTTGATAGTAATCATTGTCATGTAAGTATTTAGTGCTGTCACTCAAGAAAGATGTACTAGAACTCCATTTACCTTCTGTTTTTCCTGGTCCAAGAGTTCGAACTATAGCAGTCGCTACGTCTTGACCACTTGAGTTTCGAATAATTACTTTTTCATTGTCTTTATATCTATAACCAGTATTAGTCACATCAACTCTTTCAATCTGTCCTTCTAGATAACTAGCATCGCCTGTTATCACAGCATTTCTGCCCATAGGTAAAGAAGTCATGTCAGGTCTGACATTTGTAAGAACGTATGAGTTGTTACTAACAGATATACTAAACGCTTCATCAAAATCATAGAACGATAGCTGACGGAAGTAGAAGTCGTTACCATCTCTCTTTAAGAATCTACCCTTTGCTGTGTAATCAACAAGGTCATCTGTTTCAAAAGATGGGTCTTCAATCCTAACAACTTGTGTTACAATTTGTCCAACTTCGATTAAGAAGTCTGGGTTAGCGAATGTAAGAATCGTATCTCGTTTATCGAACCTAGCAACGTCAAGGTATTCAATCTCACTAAACACATCGTTGACAAAATCAGAACCACTACTTGTCACATTAATACTTGCTATCGATCCAATCTTAATCTGTTTAGAATTGAAGGCATCTTTAATTCGAGTGTTCAGTGTCTCTGCGTTAAAGTCTTCAACAATCAATGTACCACTCATACCATAGTTAGTTGCAACTACGTCAGTCACAGTACCCGTACCTGTAGCAGGACCAGATGCAGTAAATCTTGTGCCTATGTTATTATCAGCCGCACCAAAGTTCGTAAAGTTTGTAGTACCTAATGTTTCAATCTCGTAGATGCCTGGATTTTGCATAGCAGTCGCATTGATAATAACAGCAAGAGGTTTATCAGCAAAGTCACCAATGAAATCAGTAATCACTCTTACTTGTTCTGTGTTATCGATATTAGCTACTTCAAAATTAGCAGTCGCATTATATCCAGCTATTGTACTAATCCTAACTGAGGTATTACTACCAATTGTTATGTCAACCAATTCACTCGCTGGCAAAGCGTCAAACTTATATCCAAAGCCTTGAGCATAGATAGCAGGCAATAATCTATCTTCAATCCAATTAGTATGTGCAGTATTAGTTAAAGTACCTGCTACATAAAGAGCGAATATATCAGAGTCATCTAGAGTGATGTACCGACTTGTTATAAAGTTATAACCTGAATTAGATATATCACCTAGTCTATAGGCTGTGTCTTCTGTATCGATATTAAGTATGGCTAACATCTTTTTATTTGCAGTAGAATTACCAGCCGCAATAAGAGCAAACTGTGCTGATACGAAAGAAAGAAACTCTGCCTTAGTATGAGGTGTTGATACAGGAGTAGGGTCTTGTCTGTTTGTTCTAACATAGAGAAGCGGATGATTGTATGCTACAACTTTTCCTGTTCCGCTGATCGTTCCTGTTCCGGCGCCAACAGCACCTGTAATGGGGTCTACTGTGTATGATGACCCAGCATCAACCTCAATATGTTGACCTGGTTTAATCGAGTCGATAGTTGTAGTACCTGCTACAATCAAAGCTTGGTTCGATATTGATACATCGTTAACATCTTCAGGAGGCTCAATGACGTACCCGAAGCCGCCATCCTCTTTAATGAAATCAATCGTGCCAGAAGTCGTTGTTGATACTTCACTAATAGTACCTGTTGCACTTGATCCATTTGCAGTCGATACAAGTTTAACTTTATCACCTAATACTTGACCAGGAGAACGACTTGCGTTTTGTATAACATTCTCACTAATCGATCCTAATACAAGCTTACCATGTGCATGTGATACACCTGCTCTTGTTACTGTAATCGCATCATCTGATATGAATGTACCAGAAACGTTTGATAGATATGCAATAGGAGATATCGTACCAGAGAAGTTTACAAAGATGATATTGTCTACAAACGCAGAAGCGCCAGAAACGTCACCCTGTAGTTTGTCACCACGCTGAATAGGATAATCATCAACAGTGTTCACTGGCTTTAACTCTAAGTATATTGCCCCACCCCATATAGAGTCAGAAGGCTTTAGAATAGCAGTCGAGGGATAAAAGACTTCAATCTCTTCGTCAAAGAACATACGGAACAATAGCCGTAAACTTTCTTCAGAGCCCTTACGCTTATACAGGTCTTGAATGTGCTTGATAATGAATCGTGTATCAACAACAGTGTCAAGTGGTAATGATTGTAGATACTTCTTCTTAAAGAAGATAAGAAAGGACGCAAGAGTAGTATCAACATCACGAAGCTTAGGAATATTTCTATCCATTCGCTCTTCGTTGAACTCGTAGTACGACTCAACAAACTGTACTAGAAAATCACCCTCTTCTCTATAGAGTGCTGGAAACTGTTCAGCTATCGTAGGTGATATATGGTCTCTTACGTTTAACATTCTTTATTCCGTCAATGATGTTACGTTAACAGTGATGTCTTCACCACGTATTGTAATGATACGATCTTTAGGAGCTTTTACGTCTTTCGCTACTGAGTTAGCAATGAATTTAATTGCACCACCTTCGTATGAATCTACGATTAGATTTGACAACTTAATGGCACCTGTGCTATAGTTAATTGTACCAACGTTACGCTTAAACACTGATACATCAGCAGATGAAGCAGTCACAGCCATCATCTTACCAGCACCATCGTCTTGTAGTGACACTAGTGTACCTTCGATTGTCAGCTTACTAGTACGTACAGCTGGTGTAAATCCTGATAGACCTGTAGTAGCATCATAAGCATATGGCTGTACAAGTGCTGTCTCATATGAGAAAGCGGGGTTCTGTACAGTACTCAATATAGGCACAACTTGAATAATTGGTGAAGCAAAGATACTTGAAGAGATAATCGAATTGTCTACACTATCGAGAGCCGCCGCCAAACGAGACTGTCGTAGTGTCTTATTAAAGTCAGAGAGATTCGTAGTAGAGTAAGATGTCAACGCCGCCATTACTTCGCTTCGTATCTGTGATGCACTCTTAGTCGTAATGTTAGGATCGAATACTACGTCTACTACAGTATCAATGAATAGGAACTTAGCAGGTACAAACACTGGCTCAATCGTTAATGGAGTCTTGTCTTTGAGATAGTCACTGAATGACGCAATCTCAAAGTCAGCAGCCCCTTCGCCGCCAGTAACGTCTACAGAGATAATCACCTTTCCGAATTGAGGAGGTTCTACTTCGTCTCCACCATATACAGAGATAGCTTCGATATTAGGAAAACGACTACGTAATAGTATCTCGTAGTCACGTTTCGTAACAGCACGTTCTTGTACTTGTAGAGCCTTAGGTGCAAACATTCGAATAGACTCGCTAGTCTCAGTCAAAAGCCCGCCCGCAGAAGGACTAGTTACTGTAACATTCACACTACCAGCACCAGCAATACCATTGCTAGTCATAGATGTTACACCGTTCGCATCTGGTCCTGATGTAATACGATACTTCGCTGTAATGGTATCACCTGCTGTAGGCTGTTTACCAAACTTGTCTTGTCCAAACTGTATGGAATACTTGTTATCTTCTTCTGGCTGGAGATAGAATACTTTGTCAGTAGCAGTAATGCCAAATATGTCTGTCTTATATACGTACTCTTCATTATTCACTTCTACGTATAGAGAACTAGAATCGATCATCTCATTAGACAACGTTGTGTCTGAAATGTCAAGTGTTTCTGTCATTAATCGACCTTGATATACTTCAACACCAGTAGCTGTGTATACACGAGGTCCTAAAGGATTCGTAGCGACTTCATTCGATACTGCTGTATAGGCTTTATCAGCAATGAATGTGAATGTCGTATTACCACACTTACCGTTAACTTTTGTATCTTTTGGAATTACAAAGAAGTTGCCTGACTGTGTAGCAGTAATATTAAATGTCACTGTAGCTTTTGCTGATCTACGTGAGCGTGGCATATAGTTTAATTCTTTTGCATGAGACACAAGGCTATTACGCTCTTGTGCAGAGTCAAGGAACATCTCGCTAATCGCCATATTATAATAGTAGTTATTATAGAACGTATTATATGCAAGTAAGTCTAGCAACACATTCATGTTAGACCCTTCGAAGTCATAGTCAGCAAACCTATCTTGATTGCTCAGATATGTCTTAAGTGCCGACTTCGTTTCAAAGAAGTCTAAATTTTGTACTGGTGAAATGTTTGCCATTATCTTACCCTATCGATATCGATTGAAAGTGTTTGAGGTGTCTCATTATTTATGACATAGAATACAACGTTTATTCTTACGCTATTAGAGTCAATGTCTCCAATGACTTCTACATCTTTTAATCCACATCGTGGTTCATATGTTTGTAATGCTGATTCGATTCTATCTCGTATGATAATAGACGTAACAGGACTTACGTTCTCGAATAGTAGCTGTCTTATGTCACTACCAACAAGTGGCTGAAAGAGTCTTTCTCCACGATCAGTCAGTAGTATATTCTTAATTGCTTCTTTAACAGAGTTCTCATTGACTTTTCTTGCAATGTCATTACGACCAGGCAATAGAGCCAAGTCCTTGTGAAAGTCACTATGTGCTTCACGTGTTCTTGCAAGAGGTGTTATAGTAGCCATTAAATTTGCCTTTTACTTTTATTTATGTTATGCTGTACGAAGTTTATCATTATCATGTCTCGCCGCTAAAGAAACATATCGATTAACTTGACTTGCCGGCACTGGATAATCTGATGGTGTAGTAGGCTCACCAGCAACCCATGCTCTACGATGTGCTATGTCTAAGTGAATGAACGAACTGTATATGCCAATACCAGTAAAGCCAGCACGTGAGGCTGCAACAACGAATGATGCTCTTGTATCATAGTCACCCGTGATTCGTACATCAATTGCTTGTCCTGTCATGTGTATAGACTTCTTCGCACCCCCTACTGAAGCATTCTTACCTGCTGATCTATAGCCAGAGTTGATTACGACAGCCGTACCTGTTTGATCTAGTAGACGTAGTAGTTTAAACCATACTTCTTTGTCTACTTTCTTATAACCAGCGCCCTTGAGATACTTACCCTCGAAATCGTTCTGATTAATTACTTGTGGTTCGAATGTGAACTTGCCTGGTATGCCTGCTTCTGATAGACCCGCTACTTGTCTCATCTCTTCTACAGAGGGACATGAAGGACATTCATAAGAGGATTGTTCTCCGTTCGCTATTTCTTTTAAAGTTTTCGCTTGACTATTGACTTTCTCACTTGTTTGTGCTATATTATCTGCACGTTCTTCAGGAGAGAGTCTTAATGCACCAGCTTTAACTGCTTTCTTTGTCTCTACGAGTCCAGCACTCTTCAGAGCGGCTTGTTCAAGTGTCAATGCAGAAGCAAGTTTCTTTAGACCATCTACTGGTGATGAGAGAAGACTCTGTATTACTTCAGTCAGCTGGCAGAAACGAAACATCATAAGTGCAATGTTCTCGGGTGTCAATCTTTCGAATTGAGCAACCATTTTAGCCATGAACTTCTCTAGTGACTTCTTCATGCCATCTTTATTAATATCATCAAAGAATTCTTTAACTTGATCTGCGGCAATCATAACATGAGCAAATGCAGACTTAGCGGCACACTTTAATTCTTCACCCATGTTTACAAGACTATCAACAACGCCCTGTACTTGTTTCATTAACTGTGCTATAACTTTATCTACAATCTCTAGTACTGTATCTTTAATCTTCTTCAACACGGCAGCAAGAGTCAACGACTTCGCAAGCTTCAAAGGATCCTTCTCTGTCAAGTTCTTAATATCAGCTATTAATTCTTGGGCTGTATTAATGAGTGTAAAGATACCACCTAGAGTGGCAAAGATATTCGCAAACGCACCACATAGTCCACTTGATATAGATTTACCTAGATTCAAGTTTAAGTAGTAGTCAAGATCAGCTAGATACGAGTCAACAGGAGCAGTAGTCGAAGGAGTCATTCCATCTTGCCATAGCCCTATGTCATATGCTATAGTGTCGAGATCCATATTGTTTGATACAATAAAGTCAGCTACCTCAACGAATGTTAACGGAGCTTGTTGAAATCTATCACTAAGTGTATTATACTCTGAAAGATCCAAGTTGTCAAGCATAAAATTAGTTTTATTTGTTAAATCTATAACAGTTTGTCTATCTAATCGCTCAATTGGATTGGCATTCAGATCAACGAGTCTGGTATAGTCATCGATCTCCTTAAAGATGTCTGAGTCAGCATTCAGTAAAGAGGCATCAAAGCGTGATGCTAATGGTGTTGTTGATTCGCATAAAGCTGTCATAGTCTTATCCTAATGCTTGATTTGTATAGTAACTGTTAATACTGCCGACAGTGATCTTACCATCACTACCTACCCATCCTGGATTCTGATCAAATGCTTTCGTACCAGGCGCATAGACTTCATAGCTATCTCCTCTAGAAGCATATGCTGGTGCGGCTTGCATAATACCTAAGTTGCCACCAGAATAATTAAACGTTTCGAGATACTTATCGTATACACCTAACTGTTCTGATGCAGACATGTTCTGTATCTCACCAGTCGTATAGCCTAACATCTCAGCAGTACTAGGTATAAATTGGAATAAGCCAACAGCACCACTATCACTATTTAGTGCATTCGTGTTAAAATTACTCTCGCCTTGCATAACTCTCAGTAGTTCTTCTTCTGTTAAGCCTGGATACTTCTCTAGCATATCTTTCATCTTAGCTTGGAACTCGGGATCATCTTTAAGTACAGATGCTCCTACGTAATTACCACGTTTCGCTATAGCAGTTGCGGCATTGGCAAATGATCTCGCTGATGCTGATGTACTGCCATCTGTTGTATCGTCACTCGCTCTACTTGTAGCAGGAGGAGGTCTTCTTGTTCTGAATGCAGAGTTAGTTGTATGTCCTACAGGAACACGACTAGGAGGAATATCTCCGGGGTTGACAACTGTAGCAATCTCTGTTACACTAGGAACGGCAGCCGGTAATCCAACTTGAGTGCCACGTAACGTCTGATGTGTTGCAATACTTGCGGCAGCGGTCTCACCTGTACCCATACCTATATTCACTAATGATCCATCGAGAGAGGCAATACCTACTGATGATAAATTTAATGCACCAATAGACTTGACATCTACTAAGGCACCTGATATAGTAGACTTAACAGTGCCAGATACAATTGCTTGGGCACCCGTCATGGCTACAGAAGGAGCAGTAATATTAACTAGTACACCAGAGTTGATCTCTATACCTTTTTGTGTTGCATCAGCATACGGTACAGTCTGTGTGGAGACGGCAGGAGTACCCAGTGCAGTTAGCTTCATATAGGACGTAGAATAGAGGTTCATCTTATAGGAGTCGAAGTGTACGTCACCAAACAATGCTTGTCCATATATGCCACCACCATTAAGTAAAGTACCAGCTTTCATCTTAACGTTTGCATTAGCGGCGATGTTAACATCATCACTCGTAGCAAAGAGTCCTACTTTACCACCAGATATGTTCGTACCAGCGGCTGCATTGATATTAGCTGTACCTCTTGCTGTGACATTAAAGTTCTCACACTCGATGTCTAGATCACCATTAATCCATACTTTACCAGAGCCACGTTCTACTTTAAGTGCCCAGTCACCCCCTACATTC